GACGCGGCCAACGGCTGGGACGAGTTGGGCCTCGATGAAATCATTGTCTGGGCACAGCGCCAGGCCCTCGCCCGCTGGGGCCGCCAGCCCACCCCGCCCGCCGAGGGGGAGGTGACGGAGTTGGTGGCGTGGTTGCAGACAAGCGCCAGGGAATGGAGGGATCTTGGCCAATACTCCGAAGGTGCCAAATGCCACCGCGCCGCCGAGTTATTCCAGCAGCAGCACCCCACGCCCGTGCCGGTGGTGGTGCCGGTGCCGGTGACTGAGCGGCCTTGGGAGCGGGGCGGGTGGCTTGACCTAGACGGCGAGTGCTGGTGGTGTCCGCCAGATGGCCCGCCGTGTTGGCTAATGATCCCGCCATCCATGGCGTACGCCGGCTGGTTGCTCCCCTCCCACGCCCTGCCGGTGCCTGCGGGGGGAGGTGCAGTCATGATCACCCCCAACCGCCCGCCGCTGTCGCCCGCTGCGCAGGCGGTGTCCGACGCAATGTATGAAGTCAACATGGACTTCATGGATGAAAACCACAGGATCGCTGCCGCCGCCCTTCGCGCTGCTGCGGGGCGGGCCGGCGGAGTGCCCGCCCATGTGGTAGGCGATAGCTACTGGCCATTCCGCGATGGTGTGGAGTCCGAGCGTCAACGGAATCTCGCCATCGCCAACGAACTGGAGGCCCGGCCATGACCACGCCCAACTGCCCACCGCTGTGGGAGGGAGTGAAAGCCCTGATTGATGCGGAGGTCTACCTGTTCCGGGCTGCTGCAGCCTGCAAAGTGGAGACGGAATGGGCGCCCGATGACTGGACCTACACCTGTCGCCACGGCGATGCCCAGGCACTGTTCCAGGACGCCATCGGCGAGATCCGCGACACCCTCCCCGATCATCAGCCAGTGCTGGTGTTCGGCAGCCGCACCAGCTTTCGCTATGGCGTGTGGCCCCAGTACAAGGCCAACCGCAAGAAGTACCGCAAGCCCGCCGGCTACCGGCAGCTGGTGGACTGGGTGACCAAGGCCGGCCCGGCCCGGGGGTGGCAGACCGCCGAGCTGCCCGACCTCGAAGGCGACGACGTGCTGGGCGTGCTCCATGAGTGGGGCGACGTGATCTGCTCGATCGACAAGGACATGCTCACCCTGCCTGGCCTGCACCTGCGCAACGGTGAGCTGCAGGAGGTGAACCTGCTCGATGCCGACCTGGCGTTCTACGCCCAGACCCTCACCGGCGACGCCAGCGACAACTACCCCGGCTGCCCGGGCTATGGCCCGGTGACGGCTCAGAAGGCGCTGGCCGGCTGCACCAGTGAGCTGCAGATGTGGCAGGCCGTGCTCAAGGCCTTTGAGAAAAAAGGCTTCGGTGAGCACTACGCCATCACCCAGGCACGCTGCGCACGCATCCTTCGCGCTGGTGAATACGACCTCGAAAACCAGACTGTCCGCCTATGGAGCCCCCCGGTAGCCTTGTGATGTCTGCATGGATGCAGTGTTTCCCATCGTCAGCGATGAACTGATCAAGCGGCTCGACGCCACCTTTGGCCAAAAGCCGGATCGCTCGATGTCCCATCGGGACATTGATCACTGGATCGGTGAGCAGGCGGTGGTGGATTGCATCAAGCGCTGGCACGCCGAACAACAGGAGGGCCTCAGCTGATGTGCTTCGGAGGTTCCGCCCCACGGGCGACGATCACCATGCCGGACATGGGCGCCTTTGATCGGATGGCCGATCAGCAGATGGCCGCGCTGCGCCAGCAGCAGGAGAGCTCCACCATGCTGATGCAGGAGCGGCTCAACCAGGCCACCCTCAACCAGCAGGGGACGATGCAGCAGCTGCTGGCGGCCCAGGAGCAGCGCGCATCGCAGACCGCTGCCGACGCAGCACGGATGGCAGCGCTGATCGGTGCGCCGACTCCCGAGCCGGCCGCCAAGGCGCCGGTGCTGGGCAGCAGCCGCCAGGGGATGACCAGCCCCCAGGGCAAGACCACCCTGCGCATCGAGCCCAAGGCGGCCAGCGGCAACAAGGCCGGCACCGGCCTCAACATCGCCAGGTACTGATCATGTGCATGGGATCAACCCCCCAGCCCCCCAAGGTTGTGTACCAGGGGCCCTCCAACAAGGAGATCAAGCAGCAGGAGAAGCAGCTCAACATGGCCACCAAGGCAGCAGAGGCCAGCCAGGCCGAGTTCCAGCAGCAGCTGCAGGCACAGATCGACGAGGCCAATGCCGCCGCCGGGGCAGCTGCCGAGGAACTGCAGCAGCAACAGGCCGCGATCAGCTCCAGCGCAGCCATGGCCAACCAGTCCTACACCGTCGAGACCACGCAGCAGGCGCCGGCCGCTGCCGCCCAGACCACTGAGGCCATCCAGCCCGCTGCGCCCGCTGCTCCGCGCACCCCGAGCCTCACCATCGGCACCCGCCGCGCACCGGCCACCGGGTTGAACATCGGCCGATGACAGCAGAGAACCGCTACAAGAAGCTCGAACCAGCGCGCAACCACTGGATTGACCGCGGGCGGGAGGCGTCTGCACTCACGCTGCCCTGGGTGATGCCGTTCGATGGCGAACCCGAGGCCCAGGCGCTGCAGAAGATCGACCACCCGTGGGATGGCATCGGTCAGCGGGGTGTCCACAACATCGCCAGCCGGCTGCTGCTGGCCCTGCTGCCGCCCACCGAGACCTTCTTCCGGTTCGTCCACGACGACATGGCCTTTGCTGCGCAGCAGGCCGAAATGATTGCGACCGGCGACAGCCCGGAGCAGATCGCTGAGCTCAAGACCCAGGTGGACAAGACCCTGGGGATGATGGAGCGGGCGGTGCTACGCAGCATCGAGGCCAGCAACGACCGCACCGCTCTGCACCAGGCGCTGCTGCACCTGATCATTGCCGGCAACTGCCTGATCTGGCTGCCCAAGGAGGGCGCCAAGGTGTTCAACCTCTACCGCTATGTGCTGCGCCGCGACCCCGTGGGCCGGCCGCTGGAGGCGGTGGTGTGCGAGCGGATCCCGGCCGACGAACTGCCCGAGGCGGCCCGCAAGATCCTCGACCAGGTGGAGCCGATGGATCCGCTCACCGAGGAGCGCCCCGGCGGCGGCACCGAGACCCTGCCTGATGAGCGACTGGTCAAGGTCTACACCCACATCAGCTGGAACAAGAGCCGCTGCAGCTGGTATCAGGAGCTCAAGGGCCGCCGCATCGAGGGCAGCGAGGGCAGCTGCAACCGGGAGCACAGCCCCTGGATTCCGCTGCGCATGTTCGCCATCGACTCGGAGGACTACGGGCCGGGCTATGTCGAGGCGGCCACCATGGCCGACCTGCAAACCGCCAACGCCCTCACCCGGGCGCTGACAGAGGGCGCGCTGGTCAGCTCGATGTGCAAGTTCCTGGCCAAGCCGGGTGCAGCCGTCACCGCCAAGCAGTTCAACGAGGCCGCCAACGGCGCCTGCCTCACCGGCAACCCGGAGGACATCACCGCCGTGCAGGTGGGCAAGGGCAGCGATCTGGCGGTGGCCGAGCAGCGGCTGCAGCGGGTGGAGGCCCGGCTGGCCGTGAGCTTCATGCTGAACGAAGCCCGCGACTCGGAGCGCACCACGGCCGAGGAGGTGCGGATCCAAGCGCAGCAGATCGAGAACAGCCTGGGCGGGATCTACAGCGTGCTCACGACTGAGTTCCAGTACCCCTACATCGCCCGGCGGCTGTACCTGCTCACCCAGTCCGGCGGGCTGCCCAAGCTGCCCGACGACACCATCAAGCCGGTGGTGAGCGTGGGCCTGGCGGCCGTGGGCCGGGGCAACGACCTCGAACGCCATGCCCGCTTCATGCAGATCCTGCAGCAGACCATCACCCCCGAAGGCACGCTGCAATACCTGATCCCGTCGGAGCTGATCAGCCGCCTCGCTGCCGCAATGGGCATCGACACGGTGGGTCTGATCAAGAGCCAGCAGCAGATCGAGGAGGAGCGGCAGGCCGCGATGGAGGCCCAGCAGCAGGCGGCCGTGATGCAGTCGGCGATGGCCGACCCGCAGAAGCTGGCCAACGCCGCCCAGACCGTTCAAGAGATCCAGCAACCACAACCCGAATGACCACCACCCCCACCATGGACATCACGCCCGAGCAAATGGCGCTGGCCGGCCCCGGCTACGACAAGGACGCACTGGCCGGGTTCCTGCAGGAGATCGCCGAGGAGGACGCTGCGCTGGCCAGCGGCACCATCCAGCCACCGGCGCCTGCGGCACAACCTGACTTCGCCACCCTCACTGTCCAAGGCGACGAGGTGGAGGCCGAAGGCGACGAGCCGGCCGGCGAGGCCCGCCCCCTGGCCGGGAAGTTCAAGAGCCCCGAGGAACTGGAGAAGGCCTACCTGGCGCTGCAGCAAAAGCTGGGCCAGCGGGCCGATTCAGCTACCGAGGAATCCTCGACAGCTGACCCTGAGCCGGTGGCCCCGCTGTCCCGCGAGGACGCCGTGGGCCATTACGGGGAGACCGTGGTGGCAGCAGCCGAGCGCGAGGGCATCGACCTGGCGCTGTGGGATGCCGCAGTGCAGAAGGGCGAGGACACCAGCGCCATGCGCGACAAGCTGGCCGGCGCCTTGGGCCTGCCTGCGCAGCTGATCGAGCGCTACGAGGCCGCCTTCCGCCCTGCCGCCGCGGCCGACACCACCGCCCCAGGCCTGAGCGATGAGGATGCCGCGGCCGTCCGTTCCCTGGTGGGCGGCGACCAGCAGTTCGCCAAGCTCAGCCAGTGGGCTGCCACCAACTTGAGCGAGGCCGAGCTGGCCAGCTACAACGATGCGGTGAACACCGGCAGCCGGGCCGCCGCAGAAATGGCGGTGCGGTGGCTGCAGAACAAGGCGGCCAGCGCCGACAAGGAGCCCGACCTGGTGCTGGCCAGCGGCGGCAACGCCACCCCAGCGCTGGATGTGTTCGAGAACGAGGAGGAGGCGCTGGAGGCCAAGGCGGTGCTCACCAAGGGCGGCAAGCAGCGCTACCTGGTGGACGAGAAATACCGGCGATACATCGACGCCAAGTTTGCACGATCCCCAATCTTCCTGTAGCAAGGGTGCATGAGTTCATCTGCACTCATGCAGAGCACAGGCCGCCCGAGGGCGACACCCTGATCGCAAAAGCCTGGGGATAGCAGAGGCTCACCGCAAACCCTGCAGTGACGCTTATCACGCCATCGCGGCTTGGCCAAATCAAAGGCAACGCCGCAGACAACTACGCCCTGTTCCTGAAACTGGGCATGTCGGAGGTGCTTACCGCCTTCGATCGCAAGACCGTTTTCACCGGCCGGGTGAAGGAGCGCTCCATCCGGGGCGGCCATTCTGCCCGGTTCAAGGTGACCGGTCGTCGGATTGCTGGGTACCACACCCCCGGCACGCCGATCACCAACGTCCCCACCGACGCCAACAACCCCAACCCCAGCAACGCACCGTCGGATCGCAACGAGGAGATCATCAATCTCGATGGTCTGCTGGTGGCACCTGACACCGTTTACGACCTGGACGACCTCATGGAGGACGTGCAGTATCGGCAGGACATGATGTACCAGCTGGGCGAGGCCCTGGCCCGCGAGAAGGATGCCCGGCTTGCCCGGGTGCTCTATGCCGCGGCCAAGCGCACCACCGAGCCGCTGAGCAAGGCCAGCAATGCCGGCCGCACCGGCACCGCCCGGACCCTCAGCGCCGGCTATGCCACTGCCTCGAAGCAGGCCAAAGGTGACGAGCTCGCTTCTGTAATCGGCGACATCAAAGTCGCCATGCAGAAGAAGGACGTGCCCGTTGAGGACATGGTGGTTGTCGTCCCCCCGGACGAGTACGACTTCCTGAACGAAGGCTCCAAGGTGATCAACTCCGACTTCAACCAAGGGTCGGCCAATGGCACCTATGGCGGCGGCACCATCGGCCGGGTGAAGGGACTCCCCGTGATGTGGTCCAACCACGTCACCCAGGCGGCCTACACCAACACGACCTTCGACCGCAACGCTGCCTACCAGCAGAACCTGTCGAAGTGCCGGGCGCTGATCTTCCACAAGGACGCCATCGGCTGCCTCACCCTGCGGCGCCCGCAGCTGCAGATGACTGCCCCTGGCGGTGACTACAACGTGGTGTATCAGAGCCAGCTGTTTGTGGCCCGGATGGCCATCGGCATGGGGATCCTCCGTGCTGAGGGTGCAGCCGTAATCGAAGTGCCCTAGTCTTTGACTGGAGCAAAGGTCATGGGGCCCCAGCGTTTGGCGCGCTGGGGCCTTTTTGTTGGCACCGATAGCATGAGGGCTGCACCGCCGCAGAGCAGATGGGCGTCGAAAACCAGAGCGCCACGCCTGGCCGCACCACCCTGCTGGATGCGGTGAACGTGGTGCTGATCAACATCGGCGAACAGCCGGTGAGCACCCTTGAGAATCAGCAGGTACTGGAGGCCCGCACCGCCGAGGCCACCATCCTGGAGCTGCACAAGGAAGGGCAGACCCGCGGCTGGAGCTGGAACAGCGAGCGCGCCTACCCCTTCACCCGCGCCACCAACGGGGAGATCACGGTGCCGGCCAACATCGTCAGCTGGCAGCCGGACCCGTACGAGTTCCAGCACCGCTACCAGCTGCGGGGCCAGCGGGTCTACGACAAGGAGAGCCGCAGCTACCAGATCCCGGTGGCCGAACTGCGGGCGGAGGTGGTGTGGCTGCTGCCGTGGAACGAGTGCCCTGAGGCCTTCAACCGCTGGAGCCTGATCCGTGCCGCCCGGGTGTTCAGCGCACGCACCATCGGCGACACCGCCGGGGTGCAGTACACCGCCCTGGACGAGCAGCAGGCGCTGATCGAGCTGCTCCGGGTGGAGAACATCCAAGAGGCGCCGAACATGATCACCGGCCGGCGGCGGTTCCCCACCTTCCAGCCAGCTGAGGGCCTGACCGATCGGCTGCTGGGAGGCGTGTTCCTGTGAGCCTGGTCAGCTACATCATCCCCAATTTGATCCAGGGGATCAGCCAGCAGCCGGATGCGCTGCGCGATCCCACCCAGGCCGAGGTGCAGATCAATGCCATGAGCTCCCTGGCTGATGGTCTGCGCAAGCGGGAGGGCACGCAGGCGATCGCCAAGGTCTCCAACGAGCCGCTGGGCAATGCGGCCCTGCACCTGATTCAGCGCGATGCGGCAGAGCAATACCTGGTGGTGCTGGCCAGCAGCGGCATCAGGGTGTTCGAGCTGCTCACCGGGATCGAGCGCAGCGTGGTGGCGCCCGATGGCTACAGCTACCTGGCCGGCGGCGCCAATGCACGCCTCGACCTGCGAGCGGCGACGATCGCGGACTTCACCTTCATCAGCAACACCCAGCGGCTGCCGGCGATGCTTGCCGATACCGCCCCGGCAACGCCGCGGCCTTCCCCCCACGAGTGCCTGGTGTGGGTGAAGGCGGCCAACTACGGCCAGACCTACACGGTGAATCTCAACGGCACCGCGGCGACAGTGCAGACCGCCATCCAGCCGGTGGTGGTGGATGGGCCCACTGTCACCGAGAACCGGATCAGCGCCGACGACATCGCCGCCCAGCTGCGCACCGCCCTGCTGGGGGTGGCCGGGGTGACGATCAGCCGGCGCGGGTCGGTGCTGTGGATCCGCAGCAATGACCCGATCACGGTTGATGCCACCGATGCCAGGGCCAATGCCGACATCACGGCGATCCTCAACTCGGTGCAGGTGTTCAGCGAGCTGCCGACGATTGCGCCGCAGGGATACCAGGTCAAGGTTGATGGGGACCCCAGCAACAAGTTCGACAACTACTACGTCCAGTTCGTCCCCAGGCAGGGCGGCTTTGGCGAGGGCGCCTGGGAGGAAACCATCGCTCCAGGGCTGCAGTACCGCATCGACCCGGCCACCATGCCCCATGTGCTGGTGCGGCGGCCGGGCGGCACGTTCTGGTTTGGTCCTGCCGATAGCCAGACGACTGCTGGCGTGCAGATCCCCCAGTGGGGGCAAAGGACCGCAGGGGATCTGGAGTCAGCACCCGACCCGTCATTCATCGGCCGCCCTATTCAAGACATCTTCGTTTACAAGAACCGGATGGGATTCCTGGCGGACGAGAACATCATCCTCAGCCGCACCAGGGACTTCTTTGAGTTCTTCCCCGAGACCGCTACCGCCGTCCTCGACACGGACCCGATCGACCTGACGGCAACCAACCCACGGGTGGCGCTGCTCCGGTACGCCGTCCCGTATCAGGACGAGCTGATCGTTTTTGCGGATCAGATCCAGTTCCGGCTCAACTCTCAAGGGGCGCCGCTGACTCCCGCCACGGCCCAGATCACCCTGCTCACGCAATACGAGATCGACTCAAACGTGCGGCCGATCCTGGTAGCTGGCTCGATTGTGTTCTGCCAGGCAGATGCCGACTGGTCGCAGTTCCAGGAGTTCAGCATCCGCGGCGCCGGCACCGCGCTGGTAGCGGACACCAACGATCTCACGCCCTATGTGAGCAGCTACATCCCCAGCGAAGTCACCCGCATGACGGCCAATGACATTGGCTATTCGTGGTTTGCCGTGTCTGAAAAGCCGGGCTATCGCAAGCGGATCTATGTGTTCAAGTATTTCAACCGCAACACCGGCGAGGGTGTGCGGCGGGAGCAAAGCAGCTGGAGCCACTGGGAGCTGAGCGGCGCCACTCGCATCTTGCAGATCGTGTGTGTGCAAGAGGTGCTCTATGTCCTGGCCCAGTACGACGACGGGGTGTGGCTGGAGAAGATGTCGGCCACCGACCGCACCAGCACGCCTGGCGGCCGGCCGCTGCCGCTGCTGGACCGGATGGTGAGCACCACCAGCGCCACGCCCAACCCGCTGCGCGTGGCCAACGGCAGCTACGACCCGGACACCGACCGCACCATCTGGACGCTGCCCTACACGGTGGCTGCCCGGACGATGGCGGTGCAGCGCCGCGACCCGGCCCAGGGCGGCGGCACCCTGCTGGGCGAAGCCAGCTCTGGCAACACCATCACCGCCCGCGGCGACTGGCGCAACCAGGAGATCTGGTTCGGCGAGGCCTACCAGTTCCTCTACCGCTTTACCCGGTTCAAGCTCTACCGCGATGCCGGCGATGGCCGGGTGCCGGGGAATGTGGAGCGGCTGCAGGTGCGGCACGCCAAGCTCCGCTACCACGGCACCCTCTATTTCCAGGCCCATGTGATGGCCGAGCGCCGCGATGCAGCGGTCTACACCTTCACCGGCAAGGGGCTGGCGGTGCAGGCCTCAACACACGGCGCCGAGGTGTTCCCCGCCTCCGAGCCCAGCCCGCAGCGCTACCTGGATGGGGTGTTCACCATCCCGATCCAGTCCCGCGGGGATGCCTGCATTGTTGAGCTGCGCAGTGATCGACCGGACCCGTGCCAGTTCGCCACCTGCGAATGGGTGGGGATGGCCCACAGCAAGGCGAGGGTGGCGCGATGAGGTGGGCGCCGCCGACAGAAAGCAGGGCCCGGCACGTCGCCCGCAACCTGCGCCAGGGGGATGCGATCGAGGTGTTCTGCAGCCATGGGATGAATCCCCGCGATGCCGTAATGCAGAGCTGGCGATTCTCCGCTGACTGCCGTTGCATAGAGGGAGATGATGGTGAGCCAGTGGGATTGTGCGGCGTGGCAACTGGCGGGGTGATCTGGCTATTGGCCACCGATGCGCTGCTGGCCACGCCCAGCCATCAGCGGCAGTTCATCAGGGGTGCAAAGCAATGGGTGGATGCCCTGATTGCTGATGGCGCCGGGCCGCTGCACAACTGGGTGCTGGCCAAGCGCACCCACACGCTGCGATGGCTGCAGTCGCTGGGGTTCGCCGTGGCCACACCAATGCCAATGGGGCCCTGCAGTGAGCTGTTCTGCCGCTGCAGCAGGGGGGCCTGATGGTTGTCATCACCCCACTGATCGGCTCCCTGGCGATGGGCGGGGCGAACGCCCTGCTGGGGATGTTCGGCGCCGGCCAGCAGCAGGCTGCAGCGCAGCAGGACTGGCTGAACCAGCGCGCTCAACAGGATGCCAACACCCAATTCGCCCAGTGGCAGGCGGGCTTCAACCAGCGGCTGACGGACGCCAACCAGCAGCACAGCTACTGGCAGGCAACGCTGGCGCACAACCAGCAGCTGGCCTATGTGAACAGCCTGCGCAACTTCGAGCTGAGCAGGGCAATCGCCCAGGCCGAGGTGGTGGGCCAGACCAGGGCGGCAGCGGGCGCGGACTTTGCGCTGCAGTCGCAGGCGCTGAGTCAGCAGTTGGTCGAGACCTCGATGGCCGATGCCGTGGCCTACCAGCAGTACCAGGTGGCGGCGCTGAAGGCGCGGTCCACCGTGGCGGCCAGCGGCCAGGAGGGGAGCAGCATCGACCGGCTGATCAACGACTACGCCCGGCAGCAGGGCGACTTCGCCGCGATCCAGCAGATCAATGAGGGGTTGCGCAACAGGCAGTTCAGCCGGGCCCAGACCGCGCAGGTGACGCAGTACCTGAGCCAGTACAACAGCCAGCAGTTCTACGAGCAGCAGCCGTACCTGGAGCCGATGGCGCCGTTCCAGCCGCTGCCCACGCTGCTGATGCCGGCGGCACCCACCTTCACCGGCACGGGCCCCAGCCGTAGCGCTGGCGTGCTCAATGGCCTCACCGGCCTGATGGGCGGGGTGCAGGCCGGGCTGAGCACCTTCGGCACCCTGAGCAACATCTGATGGCACTCCCCCAGAACCAGATCAGACCCCAGGCCCAGCCGCTGAGCACCTTCATTCAGCCCGCACGGCGGGATGTCGCGGAGCCAGCGGGGCCGATCGAGATCCCCCGGGTGCAGCAGATCAATGTGATCAACCAGGGCAGCGGCGGCGATGCACCGGGCATCAACCGCTTCCAGCAGGTGGCGCAGGCACTGGCGCCGTTCAACCAGCAGCTGACCCAGCTGATGGGAACCGGCCTGCAGGTCTACGCCCAGGCCCAGGTGCAGAGGGGCGTGAACGAAGCGCTGCGGGCCAAGGCCCTGCTGGAGGAGCAGCAGGCCCAGTCGGGGGCCGAGTACGCCGCCGAGAACCGCAAGCTGGCGCAGACCGACCCGATCGCTGCACTGGCGATGGATACGGTCAACCCCTTCCGGCAGGCGGGGCGGCAGCGGACGCTGGCGCGGCTGGCCGGGGCCGAGATGCGCACCTCCCTGCTCAATGCCTACCGGGCCAACTCCGATCTGGTGCTGATCAACCCGGGCACACCCGAGGGCGCAGCAGAGCTGGGGCGGTGGAAGGCGGCCGAGGTCACCAAGGTGGCCCAGAAGTACGGGGTGGATGAGAGCTCCCCGGGCTTCATGCAGTTCGTGGCGCCCGAGGTCAACCAGGCCTGGGATCGCATCACCGATGTCCAGTGGCAGGACCGCAATAACTACCTCACCCGCACCATCCCGCGGACGGCAACGGCCGAGATCCTGGGCATCTACCAGGCAGCGGTGAGCCTCAAGCAGATCGAGGTGTTCGACCCCGACGGTCGCCAGCGGATCGTTCGCCAGGAGGATGACCCCAAGGCGTGGGAGCAGGCGCTGGCGAGCCGCTTCCAGCTGGTGCTGTCGCGCATCAGGGACGAGGCAGGGCTGTCGGGTCAGATGACGCAGATGACGCAGGAGGTCATCGCCAACGTGCAGGCGCAGGCCGAGGCCTTTGGCCTGGGTCAGCTGAAGCGGGTCATGGCCTTTGTGCGGGTGGGCCCGCCCGGCCCCGATGGTCAGCCCGGCCAGCTGGCGGGGATGATGTTCCCGGACGTGTTCCTTGATCAAGAGATCAAGTACGGGGAGGTCGAGTACAAGCGCGAGCAGCGCAAGCGGGAGGCGCTCAGCAGGGGCTACCAAGACGATCTGGCCCGGCTCACCTACGAGCTGCCAGATGGGCCGGAGCGGCTGCAGGAGATTGAGAAGCTGCGCGCCAGCGACAAGTACAAGGGGCTGGGCAACTTCGAGAAGCTGGAGCTGGAGCAGAAAAGCAGCGCCACGATCGACGCAGTGCGCAACCTGGGCCGCAGCACTGAAGGGGTCGAGCAGCTGCTGCTCGACATGGACGGCCGCTATGGCACCGCCTGGGATCCCAACCAGGCCGATGCCGAGCTCGAGGCCGCCCTGGCCTCTGCCCCGGACGACAAGAAGGCCGAGCTGCGCCGCCAGTACGCCGCCATCCGCCGGCGCAACAACGAGCAGAAGGCCTCACCCACCGCACCCCAGGCCAATGCGGTGATCGAGCGGTCGATCAAGGCCAACCTCAGGGCCGCCTACCCCAACTCGGTCACCGAGGCCGCGTTGCGCGGGGTGAGCGTCGAGAGCGTGATGGCCGGGTGGACCGATGCCAACGTGGCCGAGTCGGCACGGCGGCAGTTCAGCGCCTTCCAGTCCCACATCAACAACCGGATCGCAGAGGAGCAGGGCAAGCTGGGCCGCCCGCTCACCCCGGCCGAGGTGACCCAGGTGGCCAGCCGGGCGGTGGAGGAGTACGGCAAGAGCGCGCCATCGGCCCGCCAGTACCTGTTCCCCGGTGTCGGCGGCGTCCCCGGCGCACAGGGGGCCCCGGCCCAGCCCGCTGCAGCAGGGCAGCAGAGCAGCGGCCCGCCACCTGGCACCAAGCCATTCACCGGCAAGGTCTACCCCAGCGCACAGCTCGACAACATCCCCGACAGGCGGGCGCTGCTGCAGAGCTGGCGCAACCAGCCGGTGCTCGATGCCCAGTCGGTGGTGAACGAGGGCAACCGGATTCTGGGCGGCCAGCAGCCCAGCGCAGCGCTGCAGCGCTTCGCCCGCGAAGCCGGCACCACCCCGGGCCAGCTGATCAATCGCCACCTCGACTACTACCCCGGCATGGAAATGACACCACAGGAACGGCAGCGGCTGATGCGCGACGGGCGCCAGGCCCAGGGCGCGGCCAGCAATGCGCAGAACACGGCGGCGCGGCGCGGCAACCCCACCCCCGGCCCAGTTGCAGCCGCTGGCGGCTGGCTGCTGGACATGTTGCTGGGTGCCCAGCCCGCAGTGGCGGCACAGCAGCGGCCTTTGCCGTCAGCGGTGGGGATGGGCGGCGGCCAGCGGGTGGCGACCCGAGGGGGTGGCGGTGGTGGAGCGGGCATCGCAGCACGCAACCTCCCGCCCCAGACCAGGGCACTGCTGCGCACCATCCGGTTTGCCGAGGGCACCGATGGCCCGGACGGCTACCGCACCATGTTCACCGGCCGGAAGTTCAACGATCTCAGCCGCCACCCCCGGATTGTCAACAGCAGCAATGGACTCAGTTCCGACGCCGCCGGGGCCTACCAGTTCCTCTCCACCACCTGGAACAGCAGGCTGGTCGGCGGCGGCGCAATGACGCCAGAGCGACAGGACATGGGAGCGGTGCGGCTGGTGCGGAACCGTGGCGTGGATCCATCCCTGCCCGGCGGCTTCACCGTTCAGGTGGCCGACCGCCTCGCACCCGAGTGGGCATCCTTCCCCACCGCTCGCACCGGCACCAGCTACTACGGCCAAGGCGGCAAGAGCTTCGCCCAGCTCAAGGCCTACTACGAGCGTGCGCTCCGCGAGGAGATGGGCCGATGACCATCTCCGGGAGGTAACCCATGCCTATCAAGTTCACCGGCTCCGGCCAGCCTGTTGTCCCCGACAAGCCGCAGCAGGGCCCCAAGCACACCGACCAGAACCGCCCGCTCGGTTCGCGCTCTGTCCTGGGTGGTCGCCAGGTGGCGTGGGCTGGCCCCGATTGGCGGTGGCAGTCCCCCGCCAGCTACCAGCGGCTGCAGAGCACCGGCAAGCTCAACCGCTCGCCCTGGAGCAACCCGCTCGGGGCGATCAAGAACGAGCTCAAGTACATCGGCAAGCAGATCGCCGACACCAACCGCCGCAACCCCCAGGGCTTCGGCGGCCGGGTGCGGCAGGCGGTGACCGGCTCGATCCCCGGCCTGAATGTGATGAACGTGCTGCCCACCATCGCGGGGCAGGCCGGCCGCAACATCAACGCAGCGCTCACCGTGGGGGCCGCCGAGAACGCCGGCAAGCTGGTGGTGGCCTTGGGGCAGAAGCCGAGCGGCAAGCCAGCCAACCCGGAGGGCAGCAGGCCCGGCAACTTCATCGAGCGGGTGAGCCAGGCCGGCTACCGGGTGATGGGCGCCACCCCGCCCGGGCAGCAGAACGAGTTTGAGCGGGGCCTGGATGCCACCGCTCGCAGCGTTGGCACCTCCGTGATCGCCACCGCTGCAGCGGTGAAAGCCATCCCTGCCATTGGTGTTGGCGCCACGGGCGCAGTGATCACCGGCGGGGCACGCTTGGCTGCTGGCGAGCTGCTGGCCACCTTCGCGGACGACAACCGCGGCGGCAACCTGGCCAACCTGGGCGATGCCTTCGGGATGAAGCTGCCCCTGTCGGTGGACGTGGGCGAGGACGACTGGATCGACTCGGCCATCAAGAGCCTCATCCCCAATGCCCTGCCCGGCGTGGCCATCAGCGGCGTGGGCGAGGTGGCGGCCGGGGTGACGCGCAGCCCGGGCATCATCAGCTCCCTGCGCAACAGCAAGCGGTGGACCGCCAGCAACCGCAAGGTGGCCGAGATCACGGACGCCCGCGCACAGCTGGAACAGGCCGGGGTCACAGTGACCGACCCGGACACGGGTGCGATTGCGCTGCGCACGTCCGAGATCGAGGCAGAGGCGACAGCGCAGGCAGAGATCGACAGGTGGATTGGCGGCGGCGGTGAGCGCCCCCCGGCGGCGCCGGCCCTGCCTGCTGCAGAGCCCACCCCCACTGCAGCGCCGGCCCTGCCTGCTGCGGCCGATGCCCCAGCGGCCCAGATCAGCCTCGAGATCGACGCCCAGCCGCCCAAAGCAGCCGAGCCCGACGCGCCCGCCGGCGGTCAGCTGGAGGTGGAGGGGATCGAGGACAGCCCCTTCGAGATGATCTACGACCCCGAGCTGCCCGAGGCAGACGTGGTGTTCAACCTGGTGCGCGAGCTCGATGACGACCAGCTGCAGATGCTGGTGAGCCAGCCGGGCCCGGTGGTGGAGCAGCTCGATCAGCTGCTGCAGGAACGGCAGGCGATGCCGGTGCGGCCGGAGCTGGCGCAGGGTGCGGTGATGGCGCCAGGCGAAAACATCGCCGAGCGGCTGGGGCCCGACGGCCAGCCGATCCCCTATGAGGCCACGCTGGAGGCCATGCCGATGGACACGCTGCGGAGCGTGGCGGCGCCAGGCAACAACCCCGAGCTGTCACAGCTGATCGGCGACCTGACCGGCCGCGACTGGGAGGAGTTCACCAAGGCCGACATCATCGAGGGCCTGGCCGCCTATCAGCAGCAGACCGGCCAGAGCCTGCTGGTGCGCGACTGGAACCAGGGGATGCGACCCACGACCGAGATCGCGGCCGACCCCGAGCGGTTCCAGTTCAAGCAGGGCGTGAACGAGCAGGGCGAGCAGCTGGGCAGCAGCCTCGCTGGCGTGAACCGGTGGGACACCAATGCCGAAGGGGTGCTCGATGTGTGGACCGATCCGGCCGATGGCCGCACCTATGTGGTGAACGGCCACAACCGGCTGGCGCGGGCGCTGCAGCTGGGCATCCCCACCGCGCCGGTGCGCGAGCTGCCGGCGGCCACCGCCCAGGAGGCCCGGGCCATGGGGGCCCTGTCGAACATCAAGGCCGGCCAGGGCACGGTGTTCGATGCGGCCAAGTTCATGCGCGACAGCGGGATCACCAGCCCCGACCAGCTGCAGCAGATGGGTGTGCCGATGAGCAGCGGCAATGCGGCCCGCGGGCTGGCGCTGGCGCAGCTGCCGGACAACATCTTTCAGGCTGCAGTGGATGGCCGGCTGTCGGTGGGCAAGGCGGCCTCCCTGGGCGGCAGCGGGCTGGATGACGACGGGATGCAGGCAGCGTTCAAGGCCCTGGGCAGCCGGGACATGAGCGATGCCAAGTTCAGCGAGGTCATCCAGCAGGTGCAGACCACCCCGCGGATGAAGGTGGACGACGGCCAGACCAAACTCCCGTGGGGCGACGAGCCGGCGATCCTGCTGCTGGAGCAGAAGGCCGACCTGGTGGTGAAGATCCGCCAGGACCTGCTCAAGGACAAGCGCTTCTTTGGCACGGCCGCCAAGGGCGCCGGCCGGCTGGAGCAGGCGGGCAACAAGATCAACGTGGCCGGCAACAAGGCCATTGCGGCCGACACCGACACGGTGTTGCGCACCTTCGACCAGCTCAAGTACACAGAGGGCCCCGTCAGCGACCTGCTGAACGACGGCGCCCGCCAGATCGCCGAGGGCGCCAAGCCTGGCGTGATCGCTGATCGGATCCGCGGCGACATCGCCGAGGCCGTCCGCCGCAGCCTCGATGAGCAGGGGATGCCCACCCAGCGGCCGACGGGGGCCGTGCCGACCGATGACGGCTTCGACCTGGAAGCAGAAATGGCGGACAGCGCACGCGCCAGGGAGGAGGCCGATGCCGTGTTCGCCGAAGCGGATGACCTCCTGGCCGGGATGCGAGAGAACACCGGCCGCATGGCCGAAAACGCCCGCCGGATGCTTGAGGTATCGGCCGGCATCGACGACATCGACGGGGCCGTGCCGACCGATCGGATCGTGCCCAGCCCCCGCGTCCTCTCCCCCGAGGAGCGCGCTGCGCTGCAGATCCAGGCCGTGCAGAAGGCCGCCGACCAGGCCGAGATCCGCCCACCCGAGACCCCCATCCCCGAGCTGCCCGATGGGCCCAGCGTGCGGCCCGATGTGGCCCGTGCCGATCTGGAAGCCCGTGGCCAGCTGGAGCCCGGCAGCCCCGCTGCGCAGGCCGCTGCGGACGAGCTGCGGCTGGGGCTGGAGTTCGCCGAGCGCGATGCGCAAATGCAGGCGATTGCGCGGGAGGGCGCCCGCGATGCGATGGATTACGAGCTGCTCACCTTCGAGCAGAAGAAGGAGCTGGGCATGGCGGATGGGTATGACCTGGTGCCGCCGGGCCAGACCCTGATCCACGGCACATCCCAGAAAGCTGCCGACTCGATCATGGAGGGCGGCTTCCGCCCGTCACGGGTCAAGGCCGGCGGCGCGCTGCTGGGGGATGGGGTCTACATGGCCACCGACTCCCGTTACGCCGGTGCCTACGGGAAGGTTGCCGTGGGAGGGGAGGTGCCGGAGGGCGCCCGCATCCTCGACCTGGTGGGCCAAGGCAAGACCGTTTCGGACTTCGCCGAGGAGATCGGCGTGGGCCGGCCGGCGGATGTGTTCGAGGGCGAGCGGTATTTCAACGATGCGCAGCAGACCCGGGTGCGGCAGTGGGCCGTGGACAACGGCTACGACGGCATCAAGTTCGACCCCGCCTTTGACGAGGTGGGCGCAGGGGCCAGTGAGGTAGTGATCTACAACCTCGACCTGG